TTATTTATCAGATCTTCGTGTAACCAACGGTGTTGCCCGCTATACAGCAAACTTTACACCACCAACAACAGCTCTACCAAACTATTAAAAATCAGCAAATTTTGTAAAAAGTTTGCATTAATATAGGTAGAATGATATAATTGAATTTTAACTTTTGATACTGTAGAGTATATGCCAAAATATAGCATTGTAATACCGACGTACAATAACTGTGACAAATATTTAAAACCGTGTGTTGATTCTATCATCAAACACAGCAACATGGAAGATGTAGAGTTAATTATATCTGCTAACGGTTGTACAGATAATACACAAGATTATTTGCAAGATTTACACAGCAAAATACCGTACATGACAACCGTATGGGACGACGATGCGTTAGGGTTTGCTAAAGCAACCAACGCTGGTATTAAAGAGGCAAGAACCGATAAGATTGTATTGTTAAATAACGATACTGTTATCCTTGGTGACAATTGGTTAGAACGTTTGGATGTGGGTGATATCAGCGCGGTGTTGACAAAACATTCACCCATCACAAAAAGCTATTTTGGTATATTCTTTTGTGTGATGATTCAAAAGCGTGTGTTTGATGCTGTTGGTTTATTAGATGAACAGTACGGCGTTGGTGGTTGCGAAGATATTGATTTCTGCCACCAAGCTGAGTTAAATGGATTTAAAATTGTAGACGTAGGTTTTAGAGGTGATTTTCCAATTTACCATGTAGCAGAAGGCACGGTGTTTGATACCAACCTTGTACAAAATTGGAAAGACACTTTTTATAAAAACGAATTAAAGTTAGCCAAAAAATACAACCCAGAGCATTATCGGTTTTTGTTATCTAACAACTACGAACGTGCGGTTTTCCTTAAAGGAGACCCTGTGTTTCCAAGAGAAACGCAAAGGTACGAATGGGCTGCAAGGAATTTGTTACCTGGTTCTGTGTTAGAGATTGGGTGTTCAACGGGTTACGGCTATCAGTTCTTACCAACTAGCACAACGTATTTGGGTTTGGATTATGACCCAATTATTATTGACGTAGCAAAAGAACAGCAGTGGTCTGACAACGCAACATTCTACCAAGCAGACATCAATACGTTTTATTTTGGGCGCTATGGCAACATTATAGCGTTTGAGGTGATAGAACACCTTGACAATGGTTTAGAGGTCGTAGAGAAGTTAAAACAACACTGTAAACGCCTTTTAATCACGGTGCCACATAATGAGCCTAAAGGCTTTTGGGGCGAGCATCACAAGTTGCATGGGTTGACTGAAAAAGATTTCCCTGGGTTTAAGTTTGCTTATATTAACCACCATGGTGGTATTTCAAACACAATGGTTCCGGTAGACAATCATAACCCAAGCAACCTAATGATTTGTGAGTGGACCAATGAATAAAGTCCTCTGCTCAGTAGCAACACGTGGCAGATACTTTACAACACTACCACTAGTATTAAATGCCATCATCAATCAAACACGACAGCCAGACAAGCTGATTATTTTTGATGACAATGATGAGTTTCAAGACATGCGGAAAGAGATGATTTACCAATACTTTTTCCAGATGTTAGACATTAAAGGCATTCCTTGGGAATGGCGAATGGCGGATAAAAAAGGTCAGCACCACATTCACCAACACGCCAATACTGCGGGTTTTGATTGGGTGTGGAGAGTTGATGATGACGCTATACCTGAACCCAATGTATTGGAAACTTTATACGGGCAGGCGGAAGCTTTACAAAATGTTGGTGCAGTAGGTGGTTCAGTGTTAACCCCACCTTACATGCCAGATACGAGTCAAGTAACCGGCTTAATTGATAAGATTAACCAAGAACCTAATATCCAATGGGGTGTTATTAAAAAGGCAAAAGAAGTTGAACATCTTCACTGTACTTTTTTATATCGTGCTATGGTGCATGATTATAATTTGGGTCTCTCAAGGGTAGCACACCGAGAAGAAACTTTGTTTACGTATGGCTTACACCAAAAAGGTTACAAGATTTTAGCAGTGCCACATGCAATAACGTGGCATATGAAAAACCCGCAAGGTGGCATACGTATGGAAACTAAACGAGAATTGTACGAGCACGACGAGAGAATATTTAATAACATTTTGGCTTGTCGTGATAAAACGATTGTGGTGCTTAATTGTGGTCGTGGTGACCATATTGTTTTTAAACACATATTGCCACTTATTAAAAATCCTATGGTGTTTAGTTGTTACCAAGACATCATACCAGGCAACACAATAGCAGACGCAATAAATTATTTTGGTGACATTGACCAGTGGAATATCTATAAAAAGATGGATCAATGGAAATGGAAAGACAGTTTGGATAGCGCGTTTAGGAAGATGTATTTATGATTATCATAGCACCTTACGCTCAAAAACTAAGAACTGATAAATTAAATCCAAAGAATTATCCATATTGGAAAGAGTTAATCGCTATGATTAACGAGCCTATTATCCAAGTTGGAGTCGAAGGCGAAGAGCAGTTGGTCGAAAAATTTGTCAAAAATGCATCCATGGAGGAATTACGTCAATTAATTCAAACATGCCGTACGTGGATTAGCGTTGATAGTTTTTTCCAACATTTAGGTTGGGATGAAGGTAAAAAAGGAATTGTGTTGTGGGGGCCATCTGATCCAGTAATATTTGGTCATCCAGAAAACATTAATTTGTTAAAAGATAGGTCTTATTTAGTTAAAAATCAATTTCTTTGGTGGGAGGCAACTGAACACCAAAATGAGCGATTTGTTGAACCACATATCGTTTTAGAATATCTAAAGGAATAAAACATGGCAGCTTCGGGCTACACACTAATACAACTATACACTAGCTCAACATCAGGCGTAGTACCACCATCAGCCAATCTAACGACTGGCGAACTGGCTATCAATACCTACGACGGTAAATTATACTTCAAATCAACGGCTACTGGTACTAGCGGTAATGTTGTGCTGTTAGCATCCGCAGCTGGTGCTGTAGCGGCGACCAACATTTTCGGCGGTACTTCTGGTCAAATACCTTACCAAAGCGGACCAAGTACAACAACGTTTATGACAGCGCCAGGGACATCTGGTACGTATTTAGGTTGGGATGGCTCTGGATTTATTTGGTCAGCAACAACGGGTCCATCTGGCTACAGTGGATACTCTGGTACCTCTGGATATAGTGGTATTGGATTTAGTGGTGGATCTGGCTATAGTGGTATCAGTGGCTATAGTGGTATCAGTGGCTATAGTGGTATCAGTGGCTATAGTGGCTATAGCGGTTTCTCTGGCTACTCAGGCTACAGTGGCCTATCTGGTTTCTCTGGTTTTAGTGGTACTAATGGTGCGTCTGGATTCTCTGGGTATAGTGGCGTTAATGGTGCCTCCGGCTTTAGTGGCTTTAGTGGCTACTCTGGCGTAGGCGCATCAGGTTCACAAGGAACAAGTGGCTACAGTGGCTACAGTGGCTTCTCTGGTATTAACGCAACTGGACAGTCTGGCTACAGTGGGTTTAGCGGTATCTCCGGCTACAGTGGTTCTGGCGTGTCTGGCTACTCTGGCACGTCTGGCTACTCTGGCACGTCTGGCTACTCTGGCATAGGAACATCCGGTTACAGTGGCTACAGTGGTGCAGTAGGCACATCTGGCTACAGTGGTATCAGTGGCTACAGTGGTATTAGTGGGTATAGTGGGTCTGGCGTTTCTGGTTATAGTGGAACGTCTGGATACTCTGGTGCTACGCCAACGTCTGTAGCAAACATTACTGGTGGTACTGCGGGTTCATTAGTATACCAATCTGGCGTAAGTACCACAGCGTTTTTAGCCAACCAAACAGGTAAAGTATTGGTGGGCGGCGCAGTAACACCGACCTACACAGCAACTTCAGGTGTTAGTGGTGTTGGTAGTGCTATCAATATTGTTGGTGGTGCGTCTGGTCAAATTCCATATCAAACGGCTGCTAACACAACAACATTTACAACAAGCCCAACGGTAGGAACATCAAGTAATCCAGGTTTCTTAGCCTATGATGGAACTGGTTTTGCTTGGAGTCAATGGAAAACATATTTAACATCTACAAATATTAACACCGCTCTAGGATATACCGCAGCAGATGCCGCTGGTACAAATGCTACGGGTTCGTGGACAATTAATATAACTGGTAACGCAGCTACGGCAACAACCGCCGGTTCTATATACAATGGAGCAAGTGGCTGGGGTGTAGTCCCCTCTGGAACAAAATTATATTTTAACTATAACGGCGTTGCTGTTGCGACATTGGACAGTTTAGGAAACTTAATTGTTCAAGGTAAAGTAACAGCAAATGGAACACCATAAAGGAGATTAAATGTCAACATCAATTGGAATTTCTGGGGTAACATTTCCAGATTCAACAATACAAACAACCGCCGCTATTGCTGGAGTTACTGGCGGAATTGGGTCACAGATATTTACAAGTTCAGGCACTTTTACAGTTCCTAGCAGCGTTGCTAAAGTATTAGTTACTGTAATTGCGGCTGGCGGAGATGGAGGTCCATACATCGGTGGTGCTTATGGAGGTGGCGGCGGTGGCGGTGGCGGGGTTATACAAGCGACTGTTAGTGGGCTAACTCCCGGCGGAACGGTGACTGTAACTGTGGCAAGCAGCACAGGTCAAGCGTCTTCTTTTGGAACTTATGCAACTGCAACAGGCGGTGCAAATAGCTCTGGCATACCTGGTGGAGGGGGAGGAAGTTCTTCTGCTTCAGGCGCTACTGTTGTGTATCAAGCAACCGGAAGTACAGGTGCTAATGGAAGTTTTGTATATTGTTGTGGTGGTGCTATACCGCAAGGTGGCAATGGTGGAAGTAGCGGTAATTATTTAGGTATGCCTGCATATAATTTTAGTCCTAGAGGACAAGGTGGAGTTGGGCAAGGGTATTTTTCTGGACCCACTGCAGGAAACGCTGGTTTAATTATTATTCAATGGTAAGGAAATAAATATGAAAGCACTAATTAGCCCAATTGAAAATGTTCAATACATATCGGGGTGGAACCCACCCATAGCACCATCAAAATTATACACTCCTGTATACACAGTTTGTGGTGAAAGAATCGTTCAAGTTCAAGAAACTACTTTTCCTGTAGCAGAGCCTTATTTTTGGATTGACTGTGCTGATACAATTTCTCCAGTTACAAATTGTTATGATGGATCTTCACAAACTGTTATATCAATCCCGCCAGATGCAACTGACCCAAACCCACCTATCCCAGAACCTATAAGTACAGGAACTAAGCCAGCATGATAATAACATATCCTAAACATCAATTTACCTATGATGGCGCAACTTTAAATGTTTATCATGCTAATAAAGGTGAAGGATTACCAAAACATGAACATAAATTTTCTCATGCAACAATGTGTAATGCTGGAAGTTGTTTAGTTAGTTTAGAAGGTCGTAGTTACATAATGGATAAAAATAGTCAACCATTAGACTTGCCAGCAAACGAATGGCATGAGATAGAAGCATTAGAAGATGAGACAGTTTTTGTAAACGTTTTTGCTGAAGGCAAATATTAATTTTTAACCTAGGAGACATTATGTCTGAATTAGATATTAACGAAGAACCCGTAATAAAAGTTGCAAAAACTAAAAAAACGACACCCGTTGTTGAAGAGACACCCGTTGTTGAAGAGGCAAAGAATCCCAACCCCATTATTCAAATGGCAATTGACCAAGCTAAACATCGCTTTTTAAGAGAGACGGCAAAATAAGATGGATGTTCAAACATTAATTAATACGGTTCTTCCACTTATTTGTGTGGCAATAGGTTGGTTTTGTAAAGAACTCTGGACAGCCGTGCAAGATCTTAAAAATGACCTTCACGATTTACGCACACATTTGGCTGAAAATTACATGCACAAAGACGATTTTTCAGATCGTTGGGAAGAAGTATTAAAAGCCGTTCACCGCATTGAAGACAAACTCGATAAGTTACAGGAAAAGTAATATGGAATGGTTAACCCAAATCGCTCCTGGTATTGCAACTGCTCTTGGTGGACCTTTGGCTGGAATAGCCGTTACGGCAATATCAAAAGCACTTAACATTGACGAAAAAGATGTGCGGTCTACCATCGAGTCCGGTAAACTATCCGCCGACCAACTAACGAGTTTAAAACAAGCCGAAATTGAATTACAAAAACAAGCACAAGAATTAGGATTAAATTTTGAAAAACTAGCAGTAGATGACCGTAAATCTGCTAGGGACATGCAAATCTCTACACAAAGTATGGTGCCCCCGCTTCTTTCTGTTTTAATAGTGGTGGCATGGGCTTGTGTTCAGTATTTTTTACTGACTCATATTATTGCACCAGAAATGCGTGAATTAGTGGCACGTGTATTAGGTACATTAGATGGCGCACTCATGTTAGTATTGTCCTTTTATTTTGGTTCTAGTTCTGGTTCACAAAAGAAAGATGAACTTTTACATCAAAGTACCACATTAAAATAGGAACTTTTTATGGAATTAATGGAAATTTTATCAAAAGGGTGGCCCATATTTTTGGGTTTTATTACCCTGGTAATTGCCCTAGCCAAAATGGATGTACGTATTGGTGTTTTAGAAGAAAAAGTTAAGTCATTATTTGAACTTTGGAATAAACATTGAAGAAAGTAATTATTGCAGCGATACTTATCGTGTTTACTGCGTGTTTTAACCAAGAATTTAGAAACGAGACAATAGAAAAAATCATGGCAATCACAGAATCCACTGTTAATACAATTATTCGGTTTGAAGGAAAGCGCAATAAAGCTTATAAAGACACAAAAGGTCTTTGGACAATTGGAGTCGGACACCTCATCAAACCCGATGAACAGCACCTTATCAATACCGTTTTGACAGATGAAGAAGTTCATACCCTTCTTAAACACGATTTAAGCTGGTGTGACGAGGCGATTACCTCATCGGTGAAGGTACCCCTTAACCAGAACCAATACGACGCCCTATACAGCCTCTGTTTCAATATTGGGGCATCTGCTTTTAAGAATTCTACGGTTGTTAAAAAATTAAGTGTAGGAGACTACGCTGGTGCAGCAGAAGCTATTTTAATGTGGAATAAACCAGCGGTTTTAATACCACGTAGAGAGTCAGAGAAAAAGTTATTTTTAACACCAGTCAAGGGCGAAAATACCTAGTTTTTATGCATTAATAGATATAAGGACTGATCATCCTTTTTATAATATTTAACCTCGAGGATACAAAATGGACGGATTTAAAACACTACCTAAAATGGCACACTTTAAAGAAGGTGGTCACGCTAAAAAAGAAGAATATTGTGGGGGTGGAAAAGCCTACAAAAAAGGTGGCGAAGTCATGGATGAAAAACAAGACAAAGCCCTAATCAAGAAGGCATTCAAACAACACGATAAAGCCGAGCATGACAAAGAGCCTACAGAGATTAAATTAAAAAAAGGTGGCCGTTCTAAAAAAGAAAAGGGCACAGTACGTAAGTACAAAGAAGGCGGCGCAATTTATGGTGCCAAAAAAGATAAAAAAGACTTAGAGAGCATTAAAGAAGCTAAAGAATCTAAGCCTAAGATGATTAAAGAAGGCGGACGCACTGGTAGCGACGTGGCTAAAGAAAAATCTAAGCCATCCGGTGACGCCGTTAAATTAGAAAAAGTAAAACCAACAGGCGACAAGAAAGCGGATGCCCCGTCTAAGGCAGCTAAAAACCCAATGTTTGCTGGTTCAGATGTTAAGAAAACCAACAAAATAAAAGGTGGCGATGCTGATACAATTAAAAAAGTTGAATCTAGCACTAAGCCAGCTAAACAAGCAAGCGCGGCCGGTAAAGGCGACAACACAGTAAAGAAGTTTGCTGACGGCGGTTTAACTGGTACAATGCCTCCATTTTATAGTCCTATCCCACAACAACAATCATTTGCACCGAATATAAACACAAACGCAAATAATAACACTAACACAAATAATAACACTAACACCAATACAAATACTAACACCAATGTTAACGCTGGTGGTGGATTTGATGGAAACCTTGGTGGTGGTGGTGGTGGTG